CAACTGGAGTTGACCCTCCTACTCCTAAAGGGCCTATTGTTGTACCATTTATTCTTACATAAATTCCTCCTGCAGAAGTAGTCCATAAATCCCCATCAACTGGGGCTGTAGGATCTACTCCATGAGGTAAATTAAATCCTGCTCTAGAAGTAGTAGAGGCATCAGTAATTACTCTACCCCTTAGTGTTGTTTGTATTATTGATGTATTACCTAAAACTATAGTATTAGAACCTGTACCAATTGCTTGTGATCCTATTACTATTTGGTTGGTTTTAATATTACCACTTGATTTTGTCTGGTCCCCTATAAAAATAGAGTTTTGGCTAGATGTAACTGGGGAACTAACTGAATAATAGGAACCCGCACTAAATCCTATTGCTATATTGTTTTCATTATTACTTCCTAAATTGCTAAACGAAAGTTGCCCTATAGCAATATTATTTATAGTACCGGATATAGTAGAGAACATAGAACCATACCCGATAGCAATATTATTATCTGCATTATCTGAAAACTTAAGGGCTTGATAACCAATGGCTATATTCCCGTCACCATTTGTAATTTGTAATAAAGTATCGGTCCCAATAGCAATATTGTAACCACCGGTTGTTAAAGACCCCAAAGTATTTGGCCCAATAGCAATATTTCTAAATCCAGTTGTTATAAGTCCCAAAGCATTATAACCCAATGATATGTTATCACTACCAAATGAATTATCATCAATATCTCCAATACTAACAGTACCACCGCCACCTATCCAAATATTATTACCATTAGAATATGCCCCTTTTCTAGTAGAAAAAGTACAACTATCACCATTAGAAATAGTTATGATATTATTGAATACAATGGTATGGCTTGATGTATATTCTGCAATATGATCAGCCTTAAATAAATAAGGAGATGATAAATATTCAGAACCAGATGACCATGACCCCTCTAATAAATAAGTTCCATTATAACCTATTCTTAATTGATCGTTAGTAGCCCCAGATGTTAAATCAGCTCCATACCCTAAAATAAGATTTCTTGTTGCAGTAGTAGCAGAGTCCCCAGCTTGATACCCTATAAATATATTATTATTACCTGTGGTATTTCCTGCTGAACCCATCCCTGCATAAGACCCAATAAATATATTAGCTGATCCTGTAGTATATTGTCCAGTAGCATACCCAATAGTAATACAATCATTAAAGTTATTCGCCGCATTATATGATTTCCAACCCATACAAATATTCCTGTTAGTAACTCTCATATTATAGGCAGCTTGAAATCCCATTATAATGTTATATAATCCATAATTTAATGAATTATCCACTTGTGGTCCACATTCTTGACCTATATAAATTTCATAAGTACCAGCTCTCTGTACTCCTCCAGCTTTATATCCAATGGCAATAACAGAATTTATAGTACCCTGATTACTACTAGAACCAATCAATGCAGAATTTCCTAGAATTATATTATTAATTCCACCAACTATATAAGTACCAGAATTTTTACCTATAAATATATGATCTGCCCCAGTAAGATTACCATTATAAGTATTACCTAAAAATAACCTAGCATTAGTATTATCATAATAATAAGACATAGTAGTTCCAAATCTAATATTTGGATAAGTTGCAAATGTCAGATAACTATCCAAAGATAGAATATCACCAGAAATAATAGGAGATATGATATTTGAGGTTCTTTGCCAAGGTGCATAATAAGAAGGTTTACCAGTTATGTCATTAGTCCAATCCCAAGTTAAACCATCTACTTCTGTTTTTGTATATACCTGTGTTTTTGTATAGGCATCTGTAATATTATAACCAGCTATAGTTGTCGGAGTATTAGTAAAATTAATCCAACTAAGGTAATAAGCCGGAAGCTGATTATTTAACCTTTCTGAATCATCTACTATGCTATTGTTATTTGCATCATAAGTAGATTTTAACATATCTCCTATTCCAGAACCGCCCACTATCTCTTGAATAGCATTATCCACATATAGTTTTGTTGCTCTACAGGATGGGACTTCATTATCGGCTGAACTCAGGTCAGAACTAGTTTGTACTCTAGCTAATATTTCCCCATTACTCATAAAAAGAATAGAACTAGATGATGTTCCCACTTTAACTCCACCTATAATAGAACTTGTAGCAGTAGGGATTGAATTAACATATAACCTAAAAGTAAGAGGGTCATATTTAATAGTTAAGTCATCTATCTTATCCCCCAAATAACCCGATATGGGATCTGATAAAGATGTCTTAACCTTTTCATCTGGAAATATACCACCACCCTCTTCATTCCACCATGATACAACATGTTCATGAATGGGAGAAGCTAACCTTGTCATGGCAGCGTTCATTTCATTCAACATAGCCATAGTCATTGGTTCTCCTGCCAATGCTTGGTATGGTGAATTAGTCACCATTTGTAATTTCAGAGCATCTGCTAAATGCAATTCATTATAACCAGCCATTAGTGTAAGACTTTAGTATTTTCAATCTCTGATTGTTCTGTTTCTGTTAAATCAAAAGGTACTATTGTAATTGTATCAGGACTAGTTAAAGGTGGCATTAATACCCCTGTATAACCTGATAAAGGGTCTATATGAACATGACCTTTATAATGGGATAGAAAATCATTAACTTTAATCTCAAGGTTATTTAATTTTTCTGTTAATGGTATTACTTTAACTAACCCCATATTTTCCCCGTGATTAATTATTATTTTCTCAATATCAAATCTGTCATCAATAATAATAACCTGACCTTTAGGGGTTTTAAAACCATATACTTGTGAGGTAGCAAATTCTTGTGGTTTTCCATCTGTGATAAAATGACCATGTGACCAAATAGGGAATCTGGGATTTCCAGTTTCAAATTCTACCCAAACTATATCACCCACCTGAGGTAATACTTGTATACCATAATTTTTCCCAGAAAACTGGTTTTTAGGATAAGCCCACTTTACATGAGTTTTATCTTTAGTAATAGCAGGAACTATAACTTCTACCCTCCCCAGATTTTCTGGATCTTCATTACTAATCACATATCCCCTGTAAGCAGAATAATACTTACCTAATGCTTCTAACCCCTGAAAAATTAATGCCTTGGCAAATTCCTGAATTGTCATCTCGATTCTGGATCAGTACTGGTTATCTTAATAGTTAAATTACCCTTATTTTTAGCCTCAACATATTCATTTAATTGAGTAGCTAATATATCTGGGTTATTAGTTAATAGCATTTCATCAAAAGTAACTGAATTCTGTTTATATTCTCTAGTCCCCACTTTAGCCAGACCATAGCTAGGAACCAATATATTAAATGTAATTATGATATCCCAATTAGCAAATACCCTTTGTTGCTTATGGTATATATTTTTTATTTCTTCTTGGGCTATTTTAGAATTATAATCAGTTCTTAATGATTTAACTATAGCCTCATCCTTAACTCTTGTTGTTTCCAAACTAGTCCTATAACCCATTTGAGTTATATTATGTTCGCATTTTTTAATATAATATTTACCTATATGGGCTAACTGTACATTACTAATTGCAAGAACATGTTCACTCATAAGCCAAGGATCACCCTCAACAATAATATCGGCTTCTTCAGTTTCCATTTGAAGTTTTCTAAATGTATTATCATCTCTATGGGCTGAATCTTCAGGAGTATCTAAAGGATAACAATATAATACTACACTACCTACATCAATTTGAAAAGGTGTGAAGTTAGGTTGACCTTCTCTTAATATAATATATTGTTCATTAGCTTTAGCTGCATAATCTGCCCTGCTTATATTGGGGTTTATGTTATTATCAGTGTAATTAGTTTCATAACCATAACTACCTGTCTTCACATCATATACAACTCTCTTTACTCCGGATTTTTTAAAAGCTATATAATTAAGGATAAATTCTTGTATTAATTTTTGCCTTTCTTCCTTAATTACAGTTTTATCTTCTATTATATCCTTGAATGATTTTGCATTAGCTAATCTTTCTAGGTAAGCTTCAAAATTAGAAGTGATACCTGTCTTAGGATCCATTGAAGTATTGGATATAACCTGTTTTTCAAAAGAATCATATTTAGTTTCTGGAGTGAAATCCATTAAGTAGCCTGGTTCTTTAGCATAACTATATTCCCTATAAACCTTGTTACCCATATTCCTATTATGAATAAGTAACGTATTACCCCTACCCGTAATAAACCAAGGACCATAGGGACAGGTTTGAAGGTATTCTTCTATAATAGTATATGGAGACCTATTAATTGAAACCATATCTATTTCTTTCTCGAAGAATTTTTTTATATCAGCCCATTTCGCAGATTCATACCATTCCCCTAAATCTTCTCCGCTTACTGTCAATTCCCTTTTACCATTAACTGGTCTTTCTATTGGATTAAAAGGAAATATTAAATCTACTTCTGGGTTTATACTTAAAAGACCATTAGGCGTAAGTATTATTCTCTCCTCTACTTCTGGTCTTAAATTTATAAATTTTTTATAAATAACATCATTACCACTTTGAATAACTATATTAACTGTATTAGCTGCATAAAAACTTATAAATTGCACTAATGACATTTTCCTAATATCCTGAGCTCTTACTAATCTTAGGAATGCAGTTAAATCTGTACATTGGTATTCTGTATAAATTATATTAGGTCCGTATTTACTTTTAATATCCCTAACAGCAATAGAGGCTAAAGGACTTAATGGTCCACCAATATAACCCCATTTAACTTTTAAAACAGAATTCCTAGAAATATTTAAAGCATCTATGCTACCATGATTAGAGGCCTGTATTTTTATTGTACATTTATCTTCCTCTTCGTCATCATAATTATATGTAAATTCCACTATACCTAAATCCATACTTTCTAAGGTAGAAGTCAATAAAACTCCTGCCTCATTATATAAGTACACAATCGGGGTTTTTATGGAATCATTAAGATTGCCCATAAACAGTATTAATTAAATTTAAATCTGGTATTAATAAAGTAGTACCTACCACTAATGAAAAAATATCCTCAATTAAACTCGCATTAACATCAGCTATAACATACCAAGGAGCCTGAGAAGTATAATACTTTTGAGCAATACTCAATAATGAATCCCCATCAGCAACTACATGATACTGATCAGATACTAATGTATAATACTGTAAAGGAGTTCTATAGAAAGCTTTGTCGCCTTCTTTAAACTCTATCACATAACCCCTATCATATAAACCTTCTTTTACCATTTCTTATAATTTTTATCTTAATCCACCGATAATCATAGGAGTTGATTTAGGTAATGAGAGATTACTAGTTCCTGCTTTATTTGCTACATATTCCAATTCATATTTCTTTAAATTAGTACTAGTAATACGTGCTAAAGTTACCTTTTGGTATGCCTGTATTGGTAACATGTGAGTACGTTCCACTTCACCAGTTTTCTGATTAACTTGGGCTTTATTAAATTGTACTAATCTGTAAGGAGCACTTAATACCATGAATATGTGATCTTGAAATAATAAATTAGAAGTACCCCATTTTAATATAACTCTATGGGGTGGGTTATTATAACCATCGCCTTTAGTTAAAGCCTCCACTGCTCTACATTTAGTTATTACATCATACCTATCTAAATTAAATGAATGCCAATCTATTTCAAATTCTATTTTATCTTCAGAACCAGTATAATGATATTTAGCATTATTCCTAGCTACAGGTTTTATAGCAGCAAAAGTAGAGTCTGTATTATATTCTATTTCTTTAGGAATAAATGGAAATTTAATTTCATTATAACCCCGATTATACCCCAAATAATCTATATCTACCAATGATACATAATCATCTACCCTATCTGCTCCTATTGCCGTTAAAAAACTATGACCTCTAGTATCCGAGTAATGATCTAAAGTTTCTCTTTTAGCTATTAATTGTCTTTGTGCTCTTTCAAAGTCTAATTGCCTTCTAGTATCGGGTCCATCATGGCCAATTAATACACCACCTATAGCTCTCTTACCAAGAATAATTAATCTACGAGCATCTAATGCCCATTGAATGACTTGTTGGGCCTCATGAGATGGTATCCATCTGGTATAAGCACTTAAGGCTTCATCTATAGGTCGTATAGTTGCCATATTATTGTCTTATTAGAAGTGAATCCCTTTTTAAAGGTATCTTAGTAGTTATTATACTATCTCCTATGTGTATAGTAGCAGTTAGTGGTTGTTCTGAATTAGATATAAACTTTTCTAATAACCCCTGTAGGGTTTTTAAATAATCGTCATCCATCTTGCTACGTTCAGAACCAGGAATACTTAATGATCTCATAGATCCTATCCTTTCCTGATTGTTATATATATATTCTATAGCAGCTACCCTAGCATTGGCATCAGCATAACCAGAGATAACGCTATTGTTTTCATTTAAAGCATCGGTATTATTATCTACTGATTTTTTATTACCATGTAAGGCATTTATGATAAGGTTTAGTAAACCTGGTATTATAAATGATAATGCTATACCTACTGGACCACCCATAAAACCAACTGCTTTACCTAATACTCCACCACCTACCCTAGTTGCAAATTTAGCTCCTACTCCCATAGCAGCACCAGCTGCAACCCCAGCAGCGGCTTTACTAACAAACCTACCAGTAGATTTATTATAGAATTTACCTGCAGCATTAACTCCTACTTCAGATCTTCTGCTAGCAGCTAATGGCCCAGCAATATTCATCGTACCTGCTGCTATATGGTATGCTCTAGCAGCTGCAGTCATTTTGGTATATCCTATTAAAGTTGAAGTAGTCATAAAAGCCATAGAACCCGCCATTTGTCTATGTATTAGTATGATGCCAGATAATACTGCCCTAAAAGCCATTGCTACGGTTTTAATAGCAATAAAACCTACTATAGCTGATGTAAGAAATTTATTTTTAGCAATAGCCGCTATACCCAATCCTATCCACCTTACGACCTCTAAAATACCTGTTAGTATGGGGGCTACTGATTTAGCAAGATTTTGACCTACTTGTTTCCAAGCGTTACCAGTCATCATTATCTGGGCTTTCAGAGTCTGCATCATCTGAGCTGTAGTATTAGTAGCGAAATCAGCAGACTTAGTGGAAACATCATTAGTGTATTGTTTTAACTGTTCTAGGTTCCTTAGGAATAGTGATGCTGATCTTTTACCTCTTACACCGAATATAGCATTTAATACAGATTGCTTTTCAATACACATACCAGGACCAAATGTCCTATTAATAGCTTTACCCATATTCTCAAAGACTTCAACTACTGGCCGCATATTACCAGCAGAATCTTGAACGTCTTCCAGAGTCATGCCTATATCGGCAAGAGCTTTTTTCTGTTGACCAGTACCATACTTGCCAATTGCTCTACCCATATATCTTAGAGCATTTTCTACTGCAACCCCAGCCATAGACCCCTTTAAACCAGCCTGACCTAATGTCATAATCATGCCTGTTACCTCTTCTATTTTAGCACCTACATCTATAGCAGTAGCACCAGCATATTTCATGGCTTCTGCTAAATCGGGCATATCTATAACTGAGGCATTTACAGCATAAGACATCATATTGGCAACTCTAGCAGACTCTGTAAAACTTAATTGCCATTGCTTCATTACACCAATCATCATATCTGTTGAAGATGCCAAATCAAAATCTGTAGATATGGCAAGTTCTATAGCTGACCTTATATTGGATAATGTTTCCTCGACACCCATACCAGCTTTCCCCATCTCTTTCATACCCGCAGCTACTTGATCTGCTGAAAAGAGATATTCATTAGAGAGTGATTGGGCATTTTTTATTAATTGTTCGTATTGTTTTCCCTGAGCTGAAGTTACAATTCCCGTGAATTCCATTTGATATTGGAACTCAGCCCCTTTCTTAATAGCTTTACCTAATCCAGCTAGAGCACCTGCCCCAATCATAGCCATACCTGCTGAAAGGTTACGGGTATATCTTAATTGATCATCAAACAGATCTTGAGCAGACTTCTTCATAGCATTAGAAGCTGCAGTTATTTTTGCTGCAGGTCCGGAAAACTCGTCCCTAAGGAACATAGTTAACCCTATACCTAAATTAGAACTGCCTGTCATTTCTTACTGATTTCCTTTTTTAGAAATTCCTGATACTGATCGCAAAGCTTTAGAAATTCTACCCTTTCCTTAACCGGTAAAGCTTTCCATTCTTTAAATGTAAGATGTAATTTATTTTGAGAAATATAAAAATATTCAGATTTTATATTTCTCGAGGAAAGAAAAAATCCGGCGTACCAACTATTAGGAATGGGATTTTATTATGAGTTATGGGATTTTCCAATTCGGTGGTAAGTTCTGTAGTGGCATCATTCTCTAATACCTCCTTTCGAATTTCTACCATTTCAAGAGGATTAAAGTTTTTAAAATTTTCAACTTTTATCCATTTATTATCCAACCATAATTGAATATTACGAGCAAGTAATTCCTGATTCTTACTTTGTAATAATGGGTCTAATGTTAAAAGGTATTTTTCACCATTCCCATTCATATAATCATACATAAGTTTTTTACCAGTAGCTATAATGAATTCTCTAGAGAAATCTTTTCCATACGTATGAGGTTTAATCCTATTTTCAAAATATCTAGGATCTTTCTTTTCAGAAGGGAAATCTGGTTTAGAATAATCCCAAATATATTTTGCAAGGTCTTCCTCATATTCTACAGGTTCAACTATATCTTTCCATTGAAAAGAGAATTTCATTATTTGACCAAGAGAAAATATCCTACTAGCTATGATGATAAAGTATTTATCGCATAATTTTAACCTTAAGATATCTTCTAAGCTAAGTTTACCAGTAACAGTTAAATCAGTATCTATTACTATACCGGAAACAAATCTGTTTATAGATGTACCATCCTCAGACCCCACTGCATTAGAAATGACATCATCATCATCTCCATTTTGTTGTCTTAAGGTAACTTTAAATCCAGAAGGAGTTATGAGTTCTACTGTCTCTCCATAAAGTTCGTGAAGTTTTGTTGGGTCTTTCATGATTTTTATTTTAAATAGTACTTTATGGATTTAATCATAAACCATACTAGAAAAGAAGGGGCTTCAAATGAAGCCCCCTTACCAATTGATAACGAGATCTTGGTTTTAAATCCTCTGAAGTTTATCCACCGAAAATTCTATCGTTTCAATTGCATTTCCGGTATCAGCTCTGTTAAATTCAGCTGAAGTAAGTTTAGTTGGCCATACTCCAAATGCCAACCAAGTATTAAGTACTGTAACACCATCTTCTGCCATCTCAGTAATCTGGATAGTCTTCTTGTAAATATCTGGAATAGCTCCACCACCAATAACAGAACTCTGACAGGTATCAAACCAAGCCCACATATAATTATCCCCAGACCTTGAAGACATGAGTTTTTCTGCAACTATGTTTGCATAATCAACCCTACCTGCAGTTTTAATATCGTGGTTAGTATCACCATGTTTATCCTGTTCAATTGTGGAATCAATCCCATTAACCTTCTGAAATAAGAAGGGATTAATTGGGTCAGGAGTAATCTGTATTGACCAATTAAATTTTTTCCTTGGATTAGAAAATTTTGCCATATCGTTAAGATTTTATTAATTACGAAATATATACTCCTTCTCCCTGTACTAACATAAGGTTGAATGTAAGTTCCTGCATTGATGGTATAGGCCATATTTTAAGGTTAATTTTGTATTTGCCATTCTGAACATCAACCTTATTGTTAATCTGTAAATCATCAAGAGTATCAGCATACTGATCACCATAATATTCATATTTGTATAAAGCACGATAATCTGGTGACATGAGTTTATCCAAGAATGGCTTAAGATGATAAAATATCTTCTTGAATGTGGGGGTATCATTTGGTTCTTCCAAATACTGTTCTAGTATAGGTTTTAAAATTCTTTTTAACCAGATGGTAAGGAAGGTAACACTTAAGAATTTCATCTGGTCATTTGCCTGCTGACCAGAAAAATTACCTGAAATTTGAACAATACCATTTTTCTGGACCATCAAGTTAATCTGAGCATTTGCCAATTCATTAAGATCATTAAATGAGGCTGGAGTTCCAAAATTATTAACTACCCCAAGTGCATCCTTAACTTGGCTTCTATTCCAACCAGCAAGAGAATACCAGGGGCCAAAATTATTGTGAACATAAGCTGCAACACCTAATATATCCCCCATTTCAGAAATAGAAGCTTCCACTAATGTCCTTTCCCTTCTTACCCTTATGCCACCTGCAAATATACCAAAATATGGGGAATTATTTGCTATTGATGTTCTTTCTCCAGTTAAAGTGGTTTTAGTTGTAAGTGAGTTTGAAAGATGAGCAAAAAATACCATATCCTGACGGTTAGCTGCATAAGTTGCCCCACCTTGGTTAATTGCAGTAGTACTCATTTCTGGTACTGCAAGAATAAGGCAATCTTCTACATTATTAAACTTAGTCATAGCTGCTGTATAATCAGAAGCAACATGACCTGAAGGATTAACCCCAGCAGTAAAAGCTGAAGCAGCTAAAACTGCCGGATACTGAAATGTGGCTGTAGAAGTATCAACATAGGTAAAATCAAGTAATTGAGACATAGATTTTACTTCATCCAATATGGTTTGAGCACTTGCAGGTCCATTAGTAAATTGAGGTAGGTTAATGTAAGTCTCATTAAGATCGGGTTCAAGATCATGAGTAATTAACATATTCCAATACCCAGTTATACCATTGGAACCTGCAGTTATCTGGATCTTTATATTATTGTAATCTGAACCATGATATTTAGGTTGAACAGAAAAAAGAGTTTTGGGTGAACCATCACTGTTTGATATATTTTTAGAAGATGCTTTTACAGCAGCAACCGAAACTGCATTAGGGCGACATACTCTTAATCTAGCCCCCATAGCAAAAGCTCTTTTGCAGAGGAATGGGAAATCTGAAGTTGAATCTATCAGACCTCCAAATAGTCTTTCGAATTGTGACCAACTATTCATGATAAAAAGCTCAGGTGATTCAATAGGACCCCTTTTGGTAATTCCTATCACCCCGAATATAGCTGGTTGTGGATCAGAGATTCCAGGAGTAAAATTCTTTACATTAAACTGGACTTTAGCTGTGTTGGGCATAATTATTTATTTTTAAGTTTCTATTCCTATATATAAGTATAAATTAGTATTGTTCTTTAGTTATCACAGATTAGGTTTCGTCACTCCCAGAATAAGAAAAAATCTGGGAGATTTTAACCCCCCAGATTATGATTTTTATTATATAAATTAATTAGAACCCATATCAACCACAGTGAGTATTCTTTCCGAGTCAGTAGAACCTCTCTGCTGAACTGTAGTACCACCGCTCCACCTGATTTTAACTGTAACAGAAGTTCCGGGAGTTACGGAAGCTATATGCTGAAATGACAGGTTGAAAGGTTGTCCTGAAGCATTGTATTGTTTTGATTTCCTTACGTTACTTCCTGCAACATTTATAAATACTGTGTAGGTTACATTTGAAGTAGTATAGAAAGGAGCTGAAAACATTATGAATATATAATCTCCTTTGGGAGTTAATGTAACACTCATAGTTGTCATATCCCCTTCTGATGCTCCGCAGGTTATATCAGATGTCCCGGCAGTTATTGAAGGGGCAAGTTTAAGTTTCGACTTTGCATCCAACTGAGTCTGTATGGCTGATGTTACCCCATCGGTATAATTAAGTTCTGTTCCCGTAGAAGTAATGGTAGTACCACCAAGAGAAAATCCATCTGGAGCCTTAAGAAGCCCATTAACAGTAAGAGATTGGCTTGTTCCTGCAGCGGTCATTACCCCATAAAGTAAAGCATCTGCCTGCATACCTGCCACGCCAGTTCTATTATTTCCATAAGCATCAATAGCTAAAATTCCTTCCTGAGTGGTTAAATCCTTTCCGGCATAAGAACCAATTCCAATATTATCCCCACCAGTAGTTAGCGCAGCTAATGCGCCTGAACCTATTCCTATGTTACTACTCCCAGTTGTTAGAGATAGTACAGCACTTGATCCAATCGCTACATTATCAACAGCATAAGCTTGTGCTGAACCACTTATTGAAGAAAGGGCACCATTCCCCAATGCAGTATTTTGAGTAGAATAAGCATCATGTACTCCTGTAGAACCTCCTGCTCCTCTTCCAAAATATTCATTATACTTACCATCATTAGTAGTAGTTATGATTGGAGAAAGGAAAAACTGGGATTTCATCGAGGCATTAACTGTAAGATACTGATCTGCTCCACTATTAGTCATAATCCCATATATTAATCCCTCGTTCTGTATATCTGACAAACTTGATCTTCCATCTCCATAACCATCTATAATTAGTATACCATCGCCTATAAATTGTTTACCGGCCTGTGGTCCTATTAATATATCTCTGGAATTTGTAGTTAACAGTGACCCTGCTTCCCATCCGAGAGCTACATTGACACTCCCAGTTGTAAGGTTGCAAAGAGCATGAGAACCTAATGCCGCATTATAACTACCCGTAGTTACATCATCATATACATAAAGCCCAAGACCCGCATTGTATTCTGCTGTTGTCGCATCAGATAATGTTAATATCCCAACAGAGGTATTCCCCTGTCCTGTAGTACCAGAACGTCCCGCATTTGTCCCAAATGTTTCATTACCAGTACTCATTACAGAAGAAATTGTAGTAAAAGCCCCCGCCCCCGGAGTAACATTACCTACGGAACCATTAAATGTTCCGGTATAATCACCAGGTATAGGAGCAACGAGAGGCACATTATCTCTCATCTTCTCCATGATAGTTCGTCCGTCTTTCGGACCATCAAAGGCAGTGATCCCTATGAATATTGCCATTAGACATAGGATTGTAAATAATTTTTTCATCTTAAAGGTTTTTTGGTTTGTATTAATAAATATATATATAATTATAGTATTCCACTGATACTAGATATTCCACTAGAAACTCCCCTTAATGAAGACCAGACTTGTAATTTATCAACTATGGTTTCTCCCCAATCCCCATCTATGTATTTCATGATATTGGGGTGTAATGTTATTTGACTCATTTTAGCTATTACCTCTCCAAATACTTTATCTTCAGTATCATAACAATCTTCCACTACATAAGCATAAACTTTTTCCATTAACCCCTCATCAACATCATCAATATGAAAAAAGTTTAAATACCTACAAAAAAAGGTTTGAGAATTGTCATTATAAAAAGGCACGTAACCCCTGCGTTGCATAGCAAGAGATATTATAGAATTTAATAATCTTTCTTGTTCCACTGTTTCACTAACAAGATGTATATTAATAAAAAAGTCTACGGTTTGAGGGGGAGTGATCAGGGCCTGGTAATATGTACCCTGATCAGAATAAATCTTTTGAGGGTCTCCCCCCAAAGCTCCGGGTAAAAAATTGCCAGTATTAATTACAATACGGGGAATTTTCTTAACCCCTTTAGCATAATTTGAACCCTCATTATAAATTTCTATTGCAAATCCTTTTGAAGTCACTATAGATGAGATGGCAATATTATAATTATCATAACCTACCTTAGTATCTGGGTAAAGAACTATATCGGGTAAATAATTTTTATCCACTAGTTCTTTACGTATTACCTCGAATAAGCTACGTTCAATTAATTCTTGAGTAGATGATAAAGCAATGGTACTCATTTGAATGTCTTTTTAACTCTTACACCTATAGTGGCGAATTTTTTCATTACTGCTAATTCTACTACCTTAGCTAATCCAGATTTTCCCCCCATACCCGCAGGAGGAGGAGATTTAAATGTATCAGAAAATACTGGTCTAGGTTCTACTATAGCTTTAGAATTTGAATACCCATGTTCCACTATATTAGCATATTCATGAACCTCTAATTCATTCTTATCACTAGTCCAATAAGTAGGTCTAGTTAAACCTTCTGGTATTCCCACCATATAACGTGTTTCAGTAGAATTAGGCCAAGCTTCTACTGAATCATGCATAGCTTTACTAACTACTAATGGCTTACTTGCTCCCCAATATTTTTGTTTTCTTTTCAAATATTCTCCCTCATTAGAAGCGTATCCAAATCTTTTACCACCTTCCCTAATATTTCTTTTAACCCTATCTTTATAAGTCTCAGCAAATTTTGCTTGAGCAGCCATAGCAGCAGCAGCTAATAGTTTATCCTTATTTCTCATAAGAAGATCGAATTTAATCCAATCTCCATTAAGATAAACCCTAACATTATATGAACCCCTGGGTCTTAAACCAGTTTGCCCCTCTTCAAATAAAGCCATTTAATATTTATTAGAACCCGTAGGTATTTGTGTTCTTCTTGCTATTATGTAAATCAGTAAAGGATCATCACCAGCTTGAGCAGCAGGTGTTTCTCCTGCAGGTTTTAATATCTGACCTTGATGAATAAAATAGTCTCTGCCAGGATCAAAATCCAAATTATTATTTGAATTAATGTAACCTAAACTACTAAGATAAGCTTTATTAAAAATAATACAAATACTTTCCTTATCTATCTGACCAGAAGGAGTTTCTTCCGACATTGGCCAAGAGCGGTATACATTATAATTCATAAGGCATTTTAAATCTATATTAACAGATTTATCTATAGACTTACTATCTTCACCAAACCTTTGAAGCCCATGAGTATGTCTTACCCATGTAACTGTATCTTGGTTAAAATAATCATGGGCGTTATTGATTATACCCTTATAAGCAGCCCATTGAGCATCAGATATTCCACTCATGTTTTTATTCTTGTTCTATTGACCCCTGAGATATAACAGTATTCTCTATTTCTTCAGCTGTTGGCATATGCCAATTAGCATTTTGATAATATTTGGGTCCTATGATTACATTAACATATTTACACATAGGGACTTTAACCTTTAAGAAAGAAGCTAATCCACAAATATCCTTTACTAAAGAATCCAATACACTGTTCCCAGCAGTATCTTGTTTAAATATCTGTTGTATTGTATCCCCTGCAGGAAAAAATTCAACTTCAGCTGGTCCAGTAACTATTCTCTTAACCCCACCTTCAGATGACGAAGTAGTCGTATTATATGTTCCACCCAGAACTGATAATAAACTACCTTTAGCAGCCAATGTTAAAACCTCATAAGCCACTAATTTAGCAATAAGAGCATTCTGCATTGGTGACCAAACTGAGTCATTATATATAGTGCTTATGTTAAAAGCCGACATTAAAAATGTTCTCCAATATATGATTTTCTGAGTTACGAAATTATCATTTAATGTAATATCTATTGGTAACTCTGTAGCAAGAAAAGCTTCAACACTTAGGCTAAAAGGGACATATTCTTTTATGATTATATTACCCCTTGTAAGTAATACTTTAGAGGTATTCAATTTTGTTTCCTCTATAATGTATTCATAAATACCTGTATTATCAGTATTACTGGTATTAAATGTGAATGTTACTTTTCCCGTAATAATGTTAATAGTACCAGAGATTGTTACAGGACTAGAGGGGTCCAAATATAATAGCATATCAACAATACTTCCTGTAAGATCATAAATGGAATTATCTTGATTAGTAAAACCGAAAGTCCTAGATCCAGTTTTATCGGCATATAAAGTAAAATCAATTTCTTTCATACCATTGGAGTATTTATTATAAGAAATGCTGAGCTTGTTAATCTAATGAAGCCTTTATAGTATCATTCAGAGTAACTTTAATAACCTCGGGGTCATCATTTATAGTAACATTGATTTTCCCTAATACAGTTTTACCCTTAAATTCTGAAATTAAAGAACTTAGATTTATTAAATTTCCACTTAATAAAGTCTTACCAAATATACTACCTATTAAAAAACTAGGGGGTATCCATAAACTAAGGTCACCAATTATTATAGATTCCCCGTTTATTTGACCAATAAGATTACCTTTCCCAGAAATAATCCCCTCAAGAATAGATTGTTCTCCTAATTGACCTTTTAATTCTCCTTTTGCATTAATAGTAGCCTGAAGTAAAGAGAATAAATTAATAGAGGCTAATAAAGACCCCTTAGCCTTTAAAATTGGGCTATTAGATGCAATGCCATTAGTTTGCCCAGATATAGAGGATTTCTTTATACTAAGAATACCAGCATTAGATGCAATACCAGAAGTAGAACCAATTAATTTACCCTTACTTTTAATTATACCAGCATTAGATGCAATACCAGAAGTAGAACCAATTAATTTACCCTTACTTTTAATTATACCAGCATTAGATGCAATACCAGAAGTAGAACCAATTAATTTACCCTTACTTTTAATTATACCAGCATTAGATGCAATACCAGAAGTTACACCTCTTAAGGCACTTGATGGTTTATCCGCAATTATACCAGCATTAGATGCAATACCAGAAGTAGAACCAATTAATTTACCCTTACTTTTAATTATACCAGCATTAGATGCAATACCAGAAGTAGAACCAATTAATTTACCCTTACTTTTAATTATACCAGCATTAGATGCAATACCAGAAGTAGAACCAATAAGTATACCCTTACTTTTAATTATACCAGCATTAGATGCAATACCAGAAGTAGAACCAATAAGTATACCCTTACTTTTAATTATACCAGCATTAGATGCAATACCATTAGTTTGCCCAGATATAGGGGTATTCTTTATATGAAGAATACCAGCATTAGATGCAATACCAGAAGTAGAACCAATAAGTATACCCTTACTTTTAATTATACCAGCATTAGATGCAATACCAGAAGTAGAACCAATTAATTTACCCTTACTTTTAATTATACCAGCATTAGATGCAATACCATTAGTTTGCCCAGATATAGAACTAACACTAACAGTGGATAGAGTTATATTAAAACTGCTACCAGAATTCTTTAATATTATATCTGCAAATGCCATATCTTAAGTTGCTAAACCATTAGCAGAACGACCTAAATGAGTTCCATCTTCGTAAGCTGAAACATAAACATTTTCTGTATTATCAAACCAATCAAATGAATATGCCCCATTACCAGAACGAGAAGTAGATTTAACCAATTCCCCAGGTTGAGAAGTGTTATTGTCTGATCTATGCAAATAAAGATTTACAGTACCAGCATTGGAATTACTTATTGTACCAGATACTGTTTTTATTATGGTATGGTAAGTAAAACAGCATAGTATTTGGAAATAACATGTAGTAGCTTGACTAGATAAAAACCTCCATCTTCTTGCTGTTTCTATATCCATTCTTCCAGTATCTGGATCAGTAGGCCAACGTTTAAAATATGCTCTCATCATTCCCCAAAATTGCCTTAATCCAACTTCTGGGTCATCATGAGTAGGGCTTGCATAAACTCTTTCCCATTGTATTCCCCCTTCACCAGATAACCTTTCTACAAAAATTGAATAAGCATACATAGCCGTAGTACCACTGGTCATTATATCGCATTTTATACCTAGAGCATTTATAAGATAATCTGCTTCTGGTATAGCTGGATTAGTAGCAGAAATAGTAGAATCTGCTGTAGCAGCACCAGTACCATATAAACTTATAGGCCAAAAAACTGTATGATTAGATGCTCCCCATCCAGCAGTAGGTTTAGCACATTTATAATTTATAATCCACATTCCAGATAGATTCCAACCTTTATCTGTAGTATCTGAATTATAGCAATCACATGTTAAACTATTTCTACCCCTTGCCAAAGTTATATTGTCATGTACTGTTCGCTGATGACAATTACCACCACACAAAGCCGCAGCAGTATCAGTTATTGAAACAAATGATTGTGTTCCACATCTAAAATAGGCGGTAGCGATAGCTCCCACTTGTTCCCAATGCCAACGAAATGCTGAATTCTGAATTGCTACAGTTGCTCCTTCTTGAATCCATAATTCTCTTAACCCCCTCTGATAATCAGAAGAGGTAGTTGCACCCATTGGACTTTCTATTTCTTGGGGTAAAATTAAACTTATATTACCATCATTAGCTGAAGTAGCATCAAAAGTAAATACGATAAGAATTGTAAAAGCTGCATGATTCATCCTTGTTACTGCTCCTGTCGATATCCAAGAATAAAAACTATGAGTAGCACTAGTTGTAAATATTGGACTACCACCAGACATTAAATCGAAATGAGCTTTTACATATCTATCAGAAGCCAAAGCTCCAACAAAGTTTGAACTTACCTGAGTTGTTGTTGCATCTAATTGAACAGATACCTGAAAAGTAGTAGTACCCGCACCATGAGATTCATTACCTTCCATTAACATCATAATGTTTTTATAAGATATAGAACCATACCCCAAAAACGTATCTATGTTTGGTACTGTATCTTGAGCTGCTCCTTTTGATGACGGTAATGCACCTACAGCACTTGTCATCGGAATCCAAGCATTCATTACTTGAGTTGCACTTGTATCATCATATTCATAAGTTACCCAAATTAATCCCCACCCATTTGTAAAATTAAAGGTAGTACCAGTAGTCTGATCAAGATATATTTGAACATCACAAGTCATAGACGATCCTGACCAGTTAGTAGTAAAATGCGTAGTAAAATCTGCACAAATATGAGGAGCCATATTCTCTCCTGAATTAACGATATCGTTAAGTTGTGTAACTGTGGTATAAGCAACGGCAGCTAATCTTAAACCTATTCTCCATTCTCCTATAGTACCACCAGTAGCCGATATTATATCAGTAGCTCCGCATTCCACCCAAACCTTTTTAAAAGATAATGATGACTCAGGTATATTTAAAGTTACCTGAGTAAAATTAGTTACACTTGCATCTGTTATAGAAGAAAGTGGTGGTAATGGGAAACAAATCGTTTTTAATCTTGTTGCCATAGAATTATCTTTTTTTGAGCTCTGTATTCATATTAGCTATGGTATTATTATAAGAACGCATAGCTAATTTTTTAGCATCTTCTGATTTAAAATTAAGATCAGTATAAATATCATAAGATTTTAATTCAATCTCAAAATCGCATTTTATAGGGTAATGGTCTAATTTACTATCAATTCTCCATTGCCTATTAAAATACATGAAGGTTTTTTCAGTTATAGCCCTTCTATGAGTAGGGTCACTCCAAGCTCTTTCTCCTTGATAGTATGGAGTTGTGAATTTTATAATACCACCAGGTTTAAGTATTCTATAAACCTCTTCCATAAAAAGGATTAACCCATCTGAAGGTTCCTCTAGATTTATTTTATTAACCATAAATTTTAATTGGTCAAAATTATCAGCTACCTGGATTATTCTGATTAATTTACGAATATAGGTTTCTGTGGGAATATGCTCAATATAATGTTGGCAAATTATTTCTTCTGCACTATCATTATCTATAGGCCAGGGGAAATCTTCAAGATTAATAATAAAATCTGCATCTGAGTTTGGTTCTTTATCTATATTAATAAAGCCTTTTATTTTCTCTTTGCCACTGGCTAAATGCAATTTTGGAGAATTTATAGATGTAAACATAATTATAACTTTTTATCGAACCCATAGACAAATCCCGCTATATTCCATATTTTAATGGCTTCCTCCATTTTCTGTCTTTTAATATCATTAGACATCATAAAACCATGTACCACAAAACCCATACCCTTAAAAGCCGGTATATCATCCCTAACATCTTGTAATTTTATGGTTTTTAACCCAAATCTTGATACATTATTTGTAAGAGCAAAATCATCTACAAAATGTTCTGACCTAAGTCCAAAATTCATTTCTTCGTGAGTGGGGTTAATATAATCTATAGCTTCTTCAGGAGTAATATCTAAAGGTCTCCAAAGATCAAGACACCAATCTGAAGCTATTGTGAACCAATTAGCAGATCCCCATCCTCTTCCATCTCTTAGCATATACTCATTAAAACGATGACGAACACTAGATACATCACTACCCCAATGTGCAATTGTATCTTTCTTCATATAGATAGTCCAATCCGGCATACAAGGGTGAATCATAGCATCTGCATCAAAAAAGAAATTCCAATCATTACTCATTTGTTTTGCTAACTCATAAATTTGCAATTTCTCATACGTCACAGGCCAATCAGGAAACTTCCTTTCTGTTATTTCAAAAAAGTCAGCCCCAATCTTATGGGCATAAATTTTCATAAGGGGGTAGGTAATTGCTGTAAGTTCTGGAGCATAATTACCTATGTTCAAGGTAAAAATAGTTTTTTTCATAACACCTTTTATTTTATAATAGTATTATGTATATATACCTTGATTATAAACTTAAGCTAAAAAGGCCCTACCTATTACGATAGAGCCTTTCTATTTTCAACCATGAAAAGTGTTAATCTTCATATACGTCCAAATCTCCTACAGTAAATTCCGGTGTAATACCATTACTTACAGCAAGGTTAGAAGTAAGATCTCCCCAGTAAATAGCATCATTAGCTGCAAGAGTACTACCAGTATTAATGGTAAAAGCAACTACTGTACAAGAGTTAGCAGTACATTGGGGGAAAGTAATTGCAGCCGTATTATAGGCATTATTTGCTGAGGTAGTCCAGCCACCAGCAGAACGTGCAACTGCTACCCTAGCATAAGAATTCCACCCAGATGCTGTAACTTCTGTACCCTGAGCTGAATCAGTTGGAGCTGCTGTATAAAGAGCTATGTAAAAGTTACCAGGAGTTGATGAACCCCTTAACCCAGTTGCATCGCCTATATTTGCTAAATTCGAATTCTTGAATATAAGGTCAAGAATTGCTGTTTCGAAAGAATCTTTTTTTGAACCGGCCATGATATTTAGGTATTAAAAGTTATACTAGTATTTAAAAAGAAGAAATTCTATATTTAATGTAAAATAGTTTGCTAGATGTTGCCTGTATGATTTTAAATGAATACCTATTAGATAGTCATTAAGCAATTTTATTCCATTTAATTACTATGGTACCAGTTGCTGTTAAATTTCCAGTATTATTAACATTCCAAGTACCGGCAGAATTTAGGAAAAGATTTTTAATACTAGCTGTTACGTTAAGAGAAATACCCGCTACGTTACCCCTAAGTAAAGCAACTGTTACTGCACCACCAGTTGCAGCAGTGGGAATAGTTTGACCAGTAAGTCTATCCTCAGAGGTTGTACCAACCCCACTCAATAGATTTTGAACTCCTGAACCAACAACAGAGCCTAATCCCGTATCAGTGTTTACCGCATTACCAGCACACTTTAAAGAAAGACTTTGAAAAAATGTGTCTTCAATATGTACACCCGCTGGAAATGCTGCAACTATATTCCCCATAGCAAGAGCAGCTGCAGTTCCAGCTAAAGCCCCCACTATAAAATCAGTAAGAGTTAGGATAGTAGTCATATCTTTACCATCCCCGTATTCTTGAACAATTACAGTCCCAACAGGAGTAGTTACTAAAGGAGCACTTAACCCATTTGGGTAATATAATTCTGTTAACATAGAATTCAAATCATCTCGAAGACTAGCCCATAAATCCAGCCAATGCCTAAAAGTTTTATTGAGTATAATTCGTGCCATAGCCTTAAATTTTTTTAGTGTATTCAAAAAAAGGGTATTCTTTACAGGATACCCCCTTTTGTAATTACACAGAAAACATGAAATTAATCTTGAGCCTCTTCCAGATCAATTAGATACTTGACTTTACCTTCAAGAGATTTTTTATTGAAGGCTTTTACATCTTTTGCTGTTACCTCATAAGTTTTCTTGTAGAAAGCAAGAAGTTCTTCAGCTGTTGATCCGAATTTACTGGATATTGTTTCTTTTTCTTCAGGTTCGATTTTACCAGTAAAAACCTCATAATCCCTTTCAGAAGCTATTGAAAGATGACCACCACTTAGACCCTGTCTAACTCTGTTACTAACCTCCATCTTGGGGGTTAATACCACAACTTCTCCTTTTGCTAAACTTAGTTCAGAATAAGGGTCATTGAACGATTCGGCATTCGGACCCAACTTAATGTACTTTGCCATAATTATTCCTCCTTTTATTTTATAATAGTCTAAACCTTAGTACCCGTTAAATCGGGTACTAGAGTCTAGGACTAATAGGAAAACTATTTTATAACTACATTCTGAAGGGTATCGACATCCATCCAGGCCGGGAATCCATAACCTGAGAATAATTTCGATTTGTCCAATATTACTGCAGCATCTCTGAAAAGTTTTGCAAACCCCGTCTGAAGTGTTACATAGAAGGCCTCTGTCTGATTAGATACTATCCTTTCCGATTCAACTTTAAGCGGCCAACCATTAAACTTAATGATTGCTCCCTGAGGATCAAGCATAAGAGTCTGACTAACTGTAACATTACCATGAACGAAAAGATTAGTTGAACCGGGGATAGGTGACTGAAGGTTCATTGTTGCAAGAGGAGCCCCAATCGTTGGAGTTTTGAATTCTGTTAGGTCAAGAATATCTGCTGACATATCTTCCCCTGCAACCATTGTATTAGGAACTCTTCCCATACGACCCAGTCTTACCCAAACCTTAAGAAGATCTTTATAAACAATCCCACTACCCGAAGCAGTTCCAATAACTGGTGCTGATTCTGAACCATCAGCCTGTTCTCCATTATAGAGACAGTTAATAGCAAGTACATCAGTTGCATGTCCCAGTTTTACTCCAAAATCCCTCATGAAAATTGATACAAGGTTCAGAGAAGCATAGGCAACTACTTCATCGGAAAGTTTTATACCGCGTCCAATCTTAAAAATCTTAAATTGTTTCGATCCATAAGATATAGCACCGAGAGGGATTGTTTCACCTTCTCC